CAGGCCTCAACGCCCCCGAACTCTCCACCCCCGAAGGCCAAGCTGCCCACACCTGGACACAGGCCTGGTACGCCCAGCACTGCCCCGACGGCACACTGACCGTGAAGACCACCAAGGACCGCTCCGACAACTACGGCAGGCTGTTGGGCACCATCACTGCACCCGACGGCACCTGCCTCAACACCGACCTCCTCAACGCCGGACACGCCCAACCCTGGCCCCGCAAGACCCAGCCCACGAACGCCTGACCCCGGAGGCCCCGCCCATGAGCCGGGGACCGGTCCGGTCCGACTTCGCGCGCGTGAGGCGTTGCAGGACGTGGGAAGTTACTCACCGGTTCGGGTGCGACCTGCGGAAACGCGGCACCTTGCCCGGCGTTCACGTCAGCCGCGGGGAGCAGCCCGGGCCCGGGCGGGCATGCTGCGGGGGAGGGGAGGTGATCCCATGGCAGGGAAGCGAGGCAAGGTGCGCAGCCAGGCGCAGTGGCGTTGGATGTTCGCCCGCAAGATGCCGTTCGCACACAAGTGGGCCCGGTCGCGGAAGCGGACCTACGGCAAGAGCACGGACTACCGAACGCTGCCAGCGCGTAGGGGCGTCCGCCGACGCTGACAGCCCCCGAGCCCCCGCCCACCCAATCTCTACGCAGCGTCACAAAACGCTCACCCGTCCACCGTCCGGCGCCTACACTCCGTCAGAACTGCGCTGTGAGGGGGACGCCATGGGAGCCAGCGACAACACAATGTCCGGGCCAGACTGGATCGGCGAGAGCCGACACGCCTTCTGTATCCGCATGGCCCGCGACTTCGAGGACAAGCAGATCGAGGCCCTCGAGGTGCACGGCGACCCCGAGGCTGCGGAGAAGTACGGGCGGTGGGCCCACGGCATCCTGCTGGAAACGGAGCGCCTGGACAACGGGCAGCCGAAACGGATCGTCTCCGACGCCGAAGCCGCACGACTCCGCGCTGCCGATGACGAGAAGAAGCAGGCGAAGGCGGATGCCGAGCACCTGGCCGCGTTGAAGAAGAAGCTCGGCGTCATCCCGCGGACGAACGGCTCCGCGTACCGCCCGTACCGTGGCGGGCTCCCCACTCTCGGCAAGGACCGCTGACAGCCGACTACGGCCGCCACTCTTCCTTGTAGCCGGGCCGGTCCGCGTACGGCAGGGCGAGCAGCTGAAGCGTGTAGCGCAGGGAGTTCACAGAGCCGGTCATCAACTCGTGGGTCATCGTGCCGACCTCCGTACTGCCGAACGAGGTGACGGCGTCCCCGTAGGCGCGCACGATCTGCCGCTTGGCGTCGATCTCCCGCAGCACCCGTGCCGGGTCCTGCACCGGCGTAGCGCCAGTCAGAGAACCTGGACAACGCACGCCTTGCCACGCCGCGCTACCGCTCCGGCCGTCATGCGAGTACCCGAAGACCCCCACGGCGCTTCGCAGTGGAATGACGGGGATCCCGCAGTTGACGCACAGGTGGTCCGACACTTCGCGTTCGTCTTCGTCGAGCTGAGCGCGCAGCCACTCAGTCAGATCCAGGGTCATGCCCGTCATTCTCCCGCTCAGGCCGCCTTCTGCTGCCCCGGCTTGGCGTCCGGCTCCTGCCCGTCCTGCGGCTCCCCACCATCCGCAGGCTCACCCTCGCCGTACTCCGGGTCTTCGCCGTCCTGCCCGTCACCCTGGCCGCCCGCCGTACCGAAGGGGTCGCCGGCCGGGATCGGGGACGCGGCAGCCTTGTCGTCCCGGATCCGCGCGACCTCCTCGGCCACCTCGTCGTCGTCCCACTCGGGGTGCAGCGTCTTCACCTTCATCCAGGTGCTGATCGCGCCGGCCGTCTCGAGGAACGACAGCGTGCGGGCCGTGGCCTCGGGGTCGGGCTGGACGGCCTGCGGCCACGACGCGGTCAGCTCCACGGTCGGGTCCACGTCCTTGGCACCGCAGTTCACGGCGTCCACCCACAGCATGGTGGTGAGGATCTCGAGGAGCGCCGGCCGCTGGTACAGCAGCTTCAGCCCCCGGGTCGTCAGAGACTGCTTCTCCCGGGCCGCGACCTCCGTTGCCGTGACCGCCACGTTCCCCTCGTCACCGAACGACTGAGCCGAGTAGCCGGCGGACGACAGGATCTGCCCACGCAGCGCAGCACAGGTCCGTTCGTGCTCCTCCACGCGGATCGCGAACTGCACATCCTTGATCGCTGCCGCCCCGGCCCCGTCGTCCAGCATGTTCAGCTCGAGCAGCACCTCACGGTCCAAGTCGAACATGCCGCCCGACCCGGGCCCGTCCGTCTCCAGCATCGACTGCGGCACCACCAGGCGCGCCTTACCCAGACGCAGATCGCGGAGCCAGGACGTCCACGCCTCGTCCAGGGATCCCATGAGCGGCTCAATCCCAGCGAAGTCGGAACGCCCGAACGGCTTGGCATCCGGGAGATGGTCCCAGCACCGATTCGGGCCCACGTTCGGCATGTACGTCACCAGCAGCCGCTTGATGCCGGTCTCCACGATGGACTGCTCGTTCACCCGCCCCACCAGCTCCTGCGTCTCCGGGTGGTCGTCCAACGCCATCAGCATCCCGAGAGTGTCCGCATCCCCCCGATACAGGCCGTACTCGATGCTGCCGGGCTCATGCCGCTCCAGGAGCCGCCACACCTCCGTACTGTCGTGCAGCGGCTCCAACTCCCGCCACACCGTCGCCGCAGCCAGCATCCCCCACCGCCACTCCGGGACCACCGCGTCCGGGGAGAGGACGTCCATCCACGGCCGCGGCCGCAGGCTCGTGTCCCACACCACCCGCACGTACACCCCCGACAGGGCCGCCGCCATCTCCGCCGCCTCACGCAGCGTGGAGTGCCCGCAGTCGTCCAGGTACCGCTTGATCTGATCCTGCGTCCCCACCAGCGCACTGGAACCCTCGGTGGAGTCCGCGTCCACCGTGACCGTGGGGATGTCCGACCACAGCAGATTCGCGCTGAGTTCGGCGATGTCCGCGGCGATCGGCACGTGCAACTTGGCCGCCGGCTGCCCCGGGGTAATCGGCTCCCCCCAGAACATGCGGGCCAGCCCGCCCACGATCCCGCCCCGGAACTGGCTGGGCCGGTTCAGGTCGAAGAAGCTCCGGGCCAGTTCGTTTTGCGTGTATGCACCCGGACCTCCGTACACGAGCGCCAGGTGCGACGTGTCCCCGGAGTACCAGGCACGCCACACGTCCATGTCGGCGAACGGCTCGTGGAACTGGACGGGCGGCCACACGGTCTTCCCGGACGGCGGCAGCGGCATGGTGATCTCCTTCAACAGAGGGGGTTGGATGGGCGACGGTGCTCTACCGCTGGCGGGGGGCTGTCGACTGTGACGACGCGGGTTCGATGCCGAGCTGCTTCTTGGCCTCGGCGAGGCACGCCGTGTAGGGCTTGCCGGTCTCAGCCTGGAGCTTGCGGGCAAGCTTCTGAGCGGGCGTTCGCTTCGTCATGACGACTCTCCTTCGGTGGTGGGGTCAGGCGGCGAGGGCGAGGTGCCGCTGCCACAGAGCGCGAGTGGTGAAGATCCCGTAGCGGAGGGCATCCACGCCGTGGTCGGCGACCTTCAAGGGCTGCTCGACACCGCGCAGAGCGGCCTGGTCGTCCCACGAGTAGCCGCCGATCTCCTGGATCAGCGCCTTGCACGTGTCGAGGACGAGCAGCTTGTTCGTGGCCAGCACCGAGCTGACGGTGCGGATCCCGTCCATCACGTCGTTCTTCGCCGGCGTCGGCGTCAGCTTGTCCCGCTTCAACTGCGCCGAGAACGACGCCGCGGACGGGTCGACGGTGACGAACTGCGGGCGCACCGCACCGATCCCGGGAACATCCTGCAACCAGCCCCGCAACCGCTCGCTGTACTCGGTGTCCGTGAGCTGCTTCCGGGTCTGCCGGGCCTCGTACCGCCACTCCGCCGCCGCATACAGCTTCCGGTCCGCGCCCAGCCCGAGGAGGACAGCGTGGAACGGATTCGTGGTCCCGTAGTCGACACCCAGGCTGATCCACTTGTGGATGCCGGCCTTCGGCAGGCTGGTGACGATGTGCCGGTCCCTGTCCCACGCGTCGTAGATCGCGCCCTCCGCCGCCACCCACTCCCCAAGGATGAACCGCCGGTAGAACAGGCCCTCGTGCATGGCCTTGATGTCGGCGACGTAGTCCGGGTCCAGGAACGGGTTGTCGTCGATCGTGAACGAGAACCGACGCAGGGGCTTCTTGCCCTCCTGTGACAGCCAGTCCCGCATGAACCAGTGCGCCGGGTTGTCCGGGTTGGTCGTGCAGAACAACTGAGCGCCACGAACCGACATGCGGCCCAGGAGCTGCTCGAAGAACACCTGAGGCACCAGCGTGACCTCATCCACGTACGCCCCGCACAGCGTCATACCGCGGATCTTCGGCTCGGACTTGGCGTCGTTCGCGCCGATCACATGCACCGTCCGGCCCAGGATCACCGCCGTGGGCGCGCCGGGCGTGTAGTGGACGTGCTTCGCGGCCTCGCCGAACAGCGCCGGGTCCTGCAGCGGCAGGAATAGGTTGCGGTGAATGGTCTGCGCCGTCTTCCCGATGATCGCCAGCTCGCCCGTCGTCGGAGCGTTCGCCACGAAGATCAGCCACTTCAACAGGCTGGCGATCGTCTTCCCCGACCGGATCGCGCCCTCCCAGCAGCAGATCTTCACCGTCGCCTCAGCGACAGACCGGATCTGCTTCCGGGACAGGGGCAGCGACTCCAGCGTGGCCGTCACGGTCAGCCCTCGCCGGCCTGCTCAGCCTCGGCCTCACGCTCATCCTCTTCACGCGAGTACCGGGCCAGCGCCTCACCCAGCGACCCCAGCATCGACTTTGCCGAGTCCAGGTCGGTTGACTCCTCCGCCGGCAGCAGCTTCAGCACCCGGTCGATCGCCGTGGCCGCCGTCGACATCAGCGCCCGCTTCTCCGCCGCCGGCGCCTCGTCGAACTCGTGCTCCTCGTACGTGTTGTCCTTACCGCCAAAGCTGTAGACGGTGGTGGGCTCCCACATCTGCGCCCGTAGACGCTCCGCATCCGACATCAGATCCTCAGCGAGCAGCGCGCGCCGCTCCGCCAGATCCGCCAGGCGGGCCTTCGTCGCCACCTCGATCCGCGACCGGTCGAACGTCAGGTCCAGGTACTCGGCTGTACGTGAGACGCACACTGGCGCCACACCCATCTCCCGGGCTATCGCATTGCGGCCCAGCCCCTGGGCGTGGAGGGCGCGGAATTCATCGAACCGGTCCGGGCTGATCGTTCCAGCGGGCATCACGGGGTCCTTCGGGCGGGAGCAGGTATTCGAGTACCGGCGCGGGCGAGTTGCTGCAGCAGCACCGGTAGCGGGGTGCCGCGCGTTGTCCACGACGGATGCCACGGGATCAGCGAACAGCGGCAGGAAACGTGGCGGGGCGGGCCCGGGATCGAGGTGAGGAACACGGTGCGCTTCGGGTCCAGGGACAGGCCGCCGGGGAAGTGTCCGCCGGGGCGGATGGAGCGGCCGGCGTAGGCGGCGCAGGCGGGGCAGGCGCCGGGTTCGGCCACCCACAGCATCCGTATGCCAGGCCCGAGATACCGGGCGACGGTGAGAGCGGCGTTGGCGGCCGCCGACGTCACGGCCACGGCCACGCCCGCGGTGATGCGAGTGACCGCGCGGCGGGCCCTCGAGAACACGCCCTTGACCCCGGCGATCCCGGTAGCGGTCAGACCTGCGGTGGTGAGCAGCGCCAGAGCGTGCGAGTGCTCCTCCTGGACCGCGGCTGGGATGGCGCCGGCGGCGCGGTCGGCCACGGCACCGGTCTCGGGCGGGATGTTGGTGGGCGGGGGAACGCCACGGAGGAGAGCAACGATCCTGGAGGCGTGCTGGATACCGAGACTTGCGGCGGTGTAGGCGGCGCGCTGTGCCTCGCGCATGGCGTATGCGCCTTGCCCGTAGAACGCGGCCTCGAGGGCTTTGCGGATGTGCTCGATGAGCGCCTTGAGGTTGGCCTCGGACGGGATGGTCTGCTGCGGCGAGGTGACCATCATCCAGCGGTGGGTGGCGTCGGTTTCGGCGTCGGCCAGGGCGCGGGCGAGGGGGCGGGCCGCTGCGGCGCCGTGGCGGTGCTCGAGGGCCCTCAGTTGGGCGGGCTGACGCTGCGCCATGTCGGCGATGTGCTTGCTGCTCTCCGGCACCCCACACCCCCTCTCAATCTTGGATTCAAAGGCTAGCTTGCGTTCTCGCCTTTGATTGTGCAGCATTGACCCTAGGTTTGGGTTAACATCCATGCCAGACGTGCGCGGACAAGGCGCCGCACTGAGTTACGTCCAGGCAGCCCAAGGAGGCTCGATGTCGACCCCCGCCCAGCCCGGAAGCACGCCCGCGGAACCCAGCAGCCAGCCGGTCACCCCGCCCGCGCCCGAAGGCACCGCCCCGACTCCGCCAGAGCCGGCCGCACCCGCAACGCCCCCCGCACAGCCCGCCACTCCCACCGAACCGGCCACCGAGCCGTCTGCCGAACCGAAGGCCAAGGCGCCGAAGTTCGAGGGCGACTTCGACCCCGCCCGGTTCGAGAAGCTCGTCGAAAACCTCCGCGGTGACGTCGCAGCCGAGAAGGCCAAGCGCGAAGCAGCAGAGACCAAGGCCCAAGAGCAGCAGGCCGACCTCCTCAAGAAGGTCGCCGCCGCCTTCGGTCTCGAGACGGGCGAGGAGAAGCCGCCCACCCCCGAAGAGCTGACCCAGAAGCTGGCTCAGGAGCAGGCCCGAACCAAGGAGTTCGAGGACGCCGCCCGCC